TCGCCGACAATGACGCAGGTAAATAAAGCATTGAAACGTGCATTTGTTAAGGCGTTAGCAAAACATGGGTTAGGATTATATATCTATAGAGGTGAAGATTTACCAGAGCCTCCAACAATTGAAGTGAAAGACCTGGAAAAAACAGAAGCAGCATTATCAGCATTGAGCGAAATCGTTGGTTTTGATGCAACAGAAGAAATGATTAAGCGTTTAAATTTATGGATTGAAGAGAGCTATCCACAATTAGATAAAATAACAAAACTAGAACAAATGAACAAACAACATTATGGAATGATTGGCCGTCTAATCGCTCAAGCTACGAACCAAGCAGAAAAGGCAAAAAAAGAAAAGAAGTGATTGAATGATTGGAAAAATCATAAACCACAAAGGGAATAAATTGGCCATCGAATTTGATGATGAAATAAATTCAAATTTTCTCGAACTTCTGGCTAATAACGATGATAATTTAGCGAAAGTTGAATTCTTAGATAATCGACAGATGTCTCAAAAACAGAATGCACTTTCTCACGTTCTAATAGCCGATGTGGCACGTTGGAGCTATGACGAACCTAAATGGATTGAAAGTGTCTTGAAATACTACTACGAGGCTAAGAGTGGTTTTTATTTTGAACATAGTAGAGCTACCAAGAATGAAGCGACTGAGTGGATCGGTTTCTTGATTGAGTTCATTTTGAAAAACGATATACCATTGGAAAAAAGATACCAATACTTGCTTGAAAATAACAAATGGTTTTATTACTGCCTGAAATATCGTAAGTGCTGTATTTGCGGTAAGCATGCTGATGTTTGTCACATTGAGGTTGTTGGTATGGGGCGTAATCGTAAAAAAATCAATCATGAGACATTCACATTTTATGCAGGATGTCGTCAGCACCATCAAGAGGAGCACCAAATGGGCACTAAGAACTTCTTGAATAAGTATCAAATTAAACCAGTGAAATTAAACATCGAAGAACGTAAGAAACTGAACATAGGAGGATGATTTAAATGCCAAACTGGGCAGAGGGAACACTTAAAATTAGAGGAAAAAAAGAGAATGTAATCAGATTTTTGAAAGAGGGGATAATTGCTTCACCTAATTTTAAAATGACTGAAGATGGACCAGTCGCAGTCTCGCAAAAGGTTGAAATTTCTGAAGATGATTATTCAACCACATTGTACAGTGAGAACGAATTCTACATCAATAATACCAGACGTGCTTTCATAGATAGAAAAGAGATAGAAGTATGGCACGAAGAATGTGATGAAGCGTTAGCAGAGATATTAGATTTTAAACAGGCTTGGGGTGTTATCGAAGAAGATTTTGAAGGTATTTCAAAAAAATATAATATCGATATTAAAATTTTTGTTTTTGAACAGGGGATGGAGTTCACACAAGAAGTTGAAATTATAGAAGGGGAAACAACTAAAAATATTGTGAAAAAATACGATGACTATTTTTGGGAAGTGCCGTTTTCAACTATAGGAGGTTAGATAATTGGCTGAAAGAAGAATGTTTGCAAAGACCATCATTGATAGCGATGCATTTTTAGACATGCCGCTGTCAACTCAATCTCTTTATTTTCATTTGTCAATGCGAGCGGATGATGATGGATTTATTAATAATCCTAAGAAAATCCAACGAATGGTTGGATGTGGAGATGATGATCTAAAGCTATTAATGGCCAAAAGATTCATTTTAGTTTTTGATAGCGGAGTTATTGTTATCAAGCATTGGAAAATTCATAACTATATTCGAAATGATCGATACAAACCAACTCTATATCAAGAAGAAAAGGCTGAATTAGCTGAGAAAAATAGTAAGGCATATACCTTTAAAACCGAGGTTATAGAGAGTGAAAACCATCTTGGTATACCAGATGACAACCGTATGGGATACCAAATGGATACACAGGTTAGGTTAGGTAAGGATAGGTTAGTTAAGGATAAAAAAAAGAATAGTGTTGAGCCGAGCTCAACTATGCATGAATTATTCGAAAAAGTTTGGAAAACTTATCCAAAGAAAACCAACAAGAAAAAAGCTAGAGAACAATTTTTAAAGAAGTTCAAGACGGAAGAAGATTTAGAGTCGTTTAAAAAAGGATATAAAGACTATCTTGCGTATATTAAATTAAATGATTGGTACCATCCACAAGAATTATTTCGTTGGATCCGTGATGATCGTTATAACGATGAATATGATTTATCTCAAACAAATAAACAGCCTGCGTATTCTAAGGCGCCAGTGAGACAAGAGCAGTTACCAAATTGGAATGGGATGCAAGAAGACGTGCCTCTTTCTGACAAAGAACAAGCGAAGTTAGAACGGCAAATGCAAGAACTATTAGGAGGATGAAAACATGGATGAATTAGTTAAACTAGTGGAAGAATGGGCAAGAGAAAAAAATTTAGATATCGCAGAGCCTGAGAAACAAATGCTAAAAGTGGTTGAAGAAGTCGGAGAAGTCGCAGCAGCATTAGCAAGAAATAATAAAAATGATTTAAGGGATGGTATCGGTGATGTTGTTGTGACACTAGTTATTCTCGCTATTCAAAATGATATGGATTTATACGAATGTCTGAACCAAGCGTATAACGAGATTAAAGATCGTAAGGGAAAAAATGTCAATGGTGTGTTCGTTAAGGAGAGTGATTTGAATGATAAATAATGTGGTATTAGTCGGAAGATTGACAAAAGATCTTGATTTACGCTACACCGCAAGTGGTTCTGCAGTTGGAAGCTTTACTCTTGCTGTGAACCGTAACTTTACAAACCAAAACGGCGAACGAGAAGCAGATTTTATCAACTGTGTAATTTGGCGTAAGCCTGCTGAAACAATGGCTAATTATGCTCGCAAAGGAACATTATTAGGAGTTGTTGGAAGAATTCAAACTCGTAATTATGACAACCAACAAGGCCAACGTGTCTATGTGACTGAAGTTATTTGCGAGAGTTTCCAATTATTAGAGTCAAAAAGCACCAATGAGAATAGAAATAGCATTCAGACGTCACAGGATGACGGTACAAGCGTTCAAAATGATTTCGAGGGTAAATATACCACAAATCAAAACAAAGGCTTAAATCAGCAAAATAACAGCAAACAAATGTCGTTTGGCGGAGATGTAGATCCGTTTGCAGGTGCAGGTAATTCAATCGACATTAGCGCCGATGATCTGCCGTTCTAGGAGGTTAAAGTATGAACAGTGTAATTTTTGAAGATATAGCACGTATTCAAGCTGAAAAAAAGCAAAAGCGAAAAGAAATGCTTAAGTTAATGAATGAAAACCCAGATTGGTATAAACATCCAAAAAGCATGGTCTATCGTCAAATTAAATTGCTTGGTAAGGATATTGGTGAGCAAACAATGGATAAATCTAAACCAATCAACTCAATTGATAAAGACAAGTTCACCATTCAAGAATATTTGTATTTGCAGTGGATTGGTTATTCAGCGAATGCAATCATAGAAGCGTTAGGAATGCCTAGAAACAAATTTTGGGAATATAAAGCTGAACATTTAAATTAGGTTTATGAAGTGAAAGCGAGTGTTCATGTTGCTGGAGATTTATTACACGCCAACATCCGCTATTATTGCGGATGCATTGGCTAGAAAATATGAGATCGTTTCTTTAGACAAAGCTAGAAATATTGCGAAGAAATTTAAGGCTAGTTTAAAGCAGAAAACGGACCTTTATGTGATTGAGGGAATTTTGATTGATGCTGGTTATAAAAACGAACCAGTGAATTTATAAGAAAGGAGCGGAGATTTGCGGCCGCGTTAAAAAGCTTTTTCTCCTTTGAAATTATGAAAAGAATACTTGATGCTTGCTGTGGTAGCAGAATGTTTTGGTTTGATAAGCAAAACGAACAAGTTTTGTTTATGGACAACAGAGAACATTACGAAAAATTAGACAGTGGGCATGTTATCGATGTTAATCCTAATCTAGTTGCAGATTTTAGAAAGATGCCTTTTGAAGATAACTCGTTTTATCATGTTGTATTTGATCCTCCGCATTTATTGAGGTGTGGTAATAACAGCTGGTTGGCTAAAAAATATGGCAAGCTAAACGAGAAAACTTGGAAAGAAGATATACAAAAAGGTTTTCATGAGTGTATGAGGGTTTTGAAGCCCAATGGGACGTTAGTTTTTAAATGGAACGAGGAACAAATCAAGTTATCTGAAATATTAAGCACAATTGATTGTGAGCCATTGTACGGCAATAAAAGAGCAAAAACACATTGGTTAGTATTTATGAAAGCGGGTGAATAAGATGAATGAGCAAATAAATTTGCTTGAGTTAGATAATGATAAACTTTGGCAATTTTATGGGCATTATTGTAATGACGATTGGTCCGCTAAGACAGAGACCGTGAATGGTGATGCTGATATAGTGCTAGGTTTTAGAGTTAAACTATCGAAAAATGAGCTGAGAAAAATATGCAGAGATGCCATTGAAATAAGCAGAATTAAGTATGGATATTCTGTCAGGTTTTTAACAAATAATGTAAAGAAAGAGCTGTTCGTTCGTTTTGACAACTACACGACTAGTAAAAAAAGAGATGTCTTTGAACATATAAATTTATATTTTTAAGCGGAAAGAGAGTGAAGAAGATGATTCCAAAGTTTAGAGCGTTTATAAAAAAAGAAAATAAAATAAGAAATGTCACAACAATCGATTTCACGCTAAAAATTATTGAATGCTTGAATGGCGTTCTTGAATATGAGTTTGAATATGTTGTTTTGATGCAATCAACAGGGTTGAAAGACAAGAACGGCGTTGAAATTTTTGAGGGTGATGTATTATATTACATTCCTTTCGAATCGCATATAAATGATAGCATCGTTGTATTTGAAAAAGGTTCATTCTGCAAAAAAATGTTAAGAAATGGAAAATTAACATCTGTTAGATTCATTGACAGCGAAGAATATGAAGTTATCGGAAATGTCTACGAGAACCCAGAACTATTGGAGGGAACAGAATGAGTAAAAAGATGAGTACGTTATTCCACGAGTTTATTCATGATAATGACTTAAACGGTAACGATGAAATTATCAGAGAAACAAATGCAGTTGTTGCAGAAGATGACATCGAAGTAGGCACGATGTTAGATGATCGAGTGGGTGAAAAATATTTTTACAAGTGCATGGAATTAGCAGAAAACGTCATCAAATCTTTTGAAGATGAACAACCAGAACTCAACGAAAATCAACATGTTGTGCTTGATTGGTTGAAAGAATCATGCAAATTAAACGGATTACGTGAAGTTATCGAAATTATGGGGTTTTTATCAACTACTGGTGGAAAAATGAAGTATAAGCAAGTAGCTTATGCATATGGTGATTTAAATGATGATGAATTAGCTCAAGTATTACAGTCATTTAGCCAGTGGGTTTGGGAACAGGAGGAAGCGGAATGAGCTACGAAATAACATATGACGAGAACGTCAGCAATAATGTGCAACAAAAAAATATTGTTGTCAATAGTAGGCATTTATACAAAGTTTATCTTGAAAAAGAAGCCTATCGTAAAAATGAGGAGACGGGTGTTGATTACACATTAGACATTAAATGTGATGAAACTGGCGTCAATGTACAAGCGGTGTTACCACACGAGGTCCTTTATGAATTAAATAAAATGATAGGCGACAGTCTGAAATTTTAGGAGGAACAGCGATGAATAAACAAGAATTGATTGAAGAGTTAGAATGCATAGAAGTTTCTACAGACAGCCTTGATTATTTGAGAGGTGCTGACTATGCCAACGAAAGAGCAATTAGCTTAGCAAAACAGCTAGACGAACCGAAAAAAGTCGTTGTTCCGAAGTTCGTGGCAGAATGGATTGAGTTATGCAAAGGATTAGAGTGCACTCTGTATTGCTCAGCAACAAGTAAGCTTAGAGATACGATGCATATAGAAAAAGCTAAAGAAGTATCAGACTGGCTTGATACTTTTGAAAATCATGAGTTGTTTGCTCACGCATGGCTTGACGGCTACGAAGTCGAGAAGGGACCTTTATATCACGTTTTATTACCAGACAAAGGGGCGACTAACACAGGATATACTTTTTTAAATTTAGCGGGAGCAATTGATTTTACGACATGTAAGGAAAAGGTGGATATGTTAACAGAACAAGAAATCAAAGCAATTGATGAACGTTACTGGCCGTTTGCTGTGAAAGTTGATGGTGGTGAATGAAAACTGATTTAACCAGACAAGCTGAGAAATGCTTGTGGAACTATACCAACAAAATGGGAGTATTCGGCTGTTTTGAGGTAACCATTGGCTGGTTTGGCAAGGAAAGAGTCGACTTTATGACTTATTCTACTGACAACACTATTAGATGTTATGAAATAAAAGTAACGTTGGCAGACTTAAAAAGTTCCGCAAAACAAACGTTTTTAGGTGATTATAACTATTTAGTTGTCACTAACGAATTATGGGAAAAGATTCAAGCCAATCCAGATTTAAAATGGAAATATAGTAATCAGGGAATACTAATTTTTTCTGAATTAAGACACAACTTAGGCATTACAAGTGTCAAAAAAGCGAAAAAGCAAAATGTCACATTAGGAACGCGAGCAACAGTTTTAGAAAGTATGGTGCGATCTTTGAATCGAGAAGTTGAGAAATTTTACAAGGTAAATCCTTTTTGGGGATTAAGTGAGGAGGTCAAATAAATGGAACAACTCTTATTAACAAAAACTGGTGAAAACGAAATCGGTATAAATGCTACAGGAATGGATGATAATGAAATTGTCTTCACGTTAGCTGCTGCTTTAATTGGATACAGCAAGGAATTGGGACTAACAGAAGCAATACTAAACGAAAGTATGTTCGTGCTGTGGAAAGATGGTGAATAAATGAAACGCAATTGGAAAAGAGTAATAAATAAAGTTAGTGGCATTGCAATAATGATTCTTGTAGCAAAAGCAGCCGTGAGCTATTTCGTGTATAGCAATGACATAACAAGCAGCGACCTCGTTTATTTCCTTTCATGCTCGTTTATTTTGGGATTAGGGCTATATTTAGGAGGTTCCAGCGTATGAGTTATCCAGAAGTTTATATCATAGGAAGGCAAGTCGATGGCGTTTATGTTGAATACTTACATGGAGCAGAGCAAGCCGATTTATTTTTCGATTATACGATAGCTCGTGATGAAAGAAATCATATGAATAAAACCAATATGAAAGATGGCACTTGGGAAATTTTAAAGTATGGAAGACCGATCACGATTGAGGTGCAGAAATGAAATCACTAAGTGAAAAAGCAGAAGATTTTTTACAAGATAAGTACAGAAAAACATACTCATACGCATTGAAAAAAATTGGTTACGATATCAGAAACGCAATTCATCAACAAAAAGAATTAATTGAGCCTAGATACATGGACACGCTAGATATAGAAACATATACAGCAGAATTAATCGCAACAATGGACTATCTGCATGATAGACAACTTAAATTAATTTTAGGAGATGATGATTAGTTGCGGACGTCAACATTTAACTATATCAAAGATATTTTAGGAGACTATTATAAAACCGATGACTATATTCGGCAACGCGAAGAAGAATTACGTTATCCATTTAGAGAAAGTGATTTGAACAGTGGCATTAAAGGATCACACGGAAATAATGAAGCTGCTGCCAATTTACTTATTACGATTGAACAAGACCGGCGGCTAGCAAGCTTAGAACGGAATAAACGCATCATTGACAAAGTGCTTAGTGAATCGTGTGAGGATACCATCACTATCATTCAAGAGCTTCATTTTAAAAAACGGCCTAGATTCACTATGCAAGGATTAATTGATCAAGGAAAAATATTTTGTAGTAGAAGAAAGGCCTTCGAATTACAAAGAATATTTTTTGAAGAAATCGCAAAAGAATTAAATTTAGATATATAATTTGCACTATTTGTGCACTATCGAGGTTATTTCACATGGTAAATTAGTAGTGTGAGAAGTGTAAGGAAATCAAAAATAAATATTATCTCGTTGCTAACACTGATCACACTATCACTCGCAAACTGATACGTTCTCTTAGAGGGGAGGTGAAGAGCCTTCTCTTTTTTTCTATAGGTTTGCGAGTGCTGCTATTATAAAAACTAAACCTTTGGTATACTTAAATAAAAAATTATCAGGGGTGCTTTAGATGGAATGGTGGCAACTATGGGTTCCTTTTGGTGGAACTATAGCGGGAATATTTGCAAATGTATATATTAATTATACACAGACAAAGAAAAAAGAAGTACTTCAAAAGGAAATAACTCAAAAACAAATTGATGCCAATTTAAAAGCAAAGGCAAGAATAGAATGGATTGCTTTGGTAAGAGGTTTAGTGAGTGAATATATTTCAAACTATTATAAAATAACAGTAATTGTAGATAGAATTTCTAAGGAAGAAAAATCAATCCTAGGTAATACTAAAGCAAAAAATACAAAAACTACGGAAAGTTCCTACGATCAGCTAATAGAGAATAACAAGGATGAAATCATTAGATTAAAAAAAGAATTGAATGAATCGGTAAGTAATAGTATATCAATATCAGAACAAATTTTTTTACTTTTTGCTGATAGTGATGAACATAAACAAATTAGAGAATTATTCACAAGTTCAATTAGTTTTTTGAAAGAAATTAATGCTAGTGAATCATATGAAAAAGAAAAAGAAGTTTTAAAAAAACTGGATGAAAACTCTGAAAATATTGTAGAAATTAGAAATTATATAAGCGTATATTTAAAAATAGAATGGGATAAAGCTAAAGAAGGAAAATAAAATTATCGTTGCTTATCATATGATTTATATTTTTAATGGCTAAACACCTCCCACAAAATCGAATTTAAATTGTATAATTATTAAATGTAGGAGGTGATAACCTTGAATAAGGTGCTATTAAAGAGAATTCAAAATGGAGAAAATACGTCAAAAGAAGTTTTGGGTATAGATACAGATAATTATTGTTCTATTATTTCTAAGTTATATTATGATGGATATATTACGGAACCTGTAAGAGCATCGGATGATTACATTAGCTTAGCAGGTTGTGCTTTAACAGAAAAAGGTTTGGAATATATAAATAAATCTTGAATTAAGACTTCGAAAGGAGTCTTTTTATTTTGTTTAGAAAGAAGGTGAATAACATGATAAAGAATCCAAAACATCAAGTTTTTGCTGATGAATGGCTAATTGATATGAATGGCACTAGAGCGTATAAAGTCGCATATCCAAACATAAAAAAAGACACCACAGCAAGAGTGAATGCAAGTAGACTGCTAACAGATGCTAACGTGAAGCGATATATTGATGAACAGCTAGAAAAAATGCAGAGCGAAAGAGTTGCAGATGCACAAGAAGTCCTAGAGTATCTCACTAGCACTATGCGTGGTGAAAAAATGAAAGGTGTTTATAATACCGAAACAACTAATGATGAAGGGGAAATATTTACGCATCAGAAAAGTTATGAATATACTCCTAGCACGGAAGAGAGGACTAAAGCAGCCGAATTACTTGGTAAACGTCATGCGCTGTTCACTGACAAGCAACAAATAGAAGTTACTGAAATGCCAGTATTTGTTGATGATATCGGTGATGATGATGGTTAAGAAAAAACTATCAGAATTATTACCGAAAAAATTTCATTCGGTATGGAGAGCCACTCTTAATTCGGACATACTCAATATTGTTTGTAAGGGTGGGCGTGGTTCTGGTAAATCATCAGATATTGCACATATTATTACTCAATTGCTTATGAGATATGCTGTCAATGCGGTTGGCATTCGATATGTTGATAATACATTAGAACAATCAATCTACGAGCAAATGAAGTGGGCGATTGAACAGCAAGGGGTAACGCATCTATTTAAATTTAATAAATCGCCGTTGAGAATCACATACATACCTCGTGGTAATTATATGATTTTCAGAGGTGCCCAAAATCCTGAAAGAATCAAGTCTTTAAAAGATAGTCGGTTCCCGTTCGCGATTGGCTGGATTGAGGAGTTAGGCGAGTTTAAAACTGAAGATGAAGTAACGACCATTACCAATTCACTTTTACGTGGTGAATTAGCAGATGGTCTTTTTTATAAATTCTTTTTCAGCTACAACCCGCCAAAACGTCGACAATCTTGGGTGAACAAAAAATATGAATCTAGTTTCCAACCTGATAATACATTTGTTCATCACTCTACTTATAAAGATAATCCTTTTATTTCGAGAGAATTCTTGAAAGAAGTGGAGGCAGCAAGAGATAGAAATCCTTTGCGTGCTAGATGGGAATACGATGGTGAAGCAATCGGTTCTGGAGTCGTTCCATTCAATAACTTAAAAGTGGAGAAAGGCTGTATAACTGATGAAATGGTTGCTAACTTTGATAATATCAGAAACGGTCTTGACTTCGGTTATGCTACTGATCCATTAGCATTCGTACGATGGCACTACGATAAGAAAAAGAATGGCATCTATGCTGTTGATGAAATCTACGGAGTGAAAATCAGTAATCGTGAGTTTGCCCAAAAGGCGAAAGCAAAAGGTTATCAGTCTGATCGTATTGCATCGGATTCAGCAGAACCTAAATCCATAGCAGAATTAAACAATGAACATGGAATGGGCCACGTATTTGGGGTTAAAAAAGGACCCGACTCTGTACAGTATGGAGAGGAATGGTTGGATGATTTGGATTTTATTTGTATCGACCCACTAAGAACTCCAAATATAGCCAAAGAGTTTGAAAACATTGATTATCAGACGGATAAAGATGGCAATCCTAAGCCAAGGCTTGAAGATAAAGATAACCACACAATCGATGCAACAAGATACGCTTTTAGCGAAGACATGGAGAAAAATAACGTAAGTTTCATTAAATTTTAGGAGGTGGAATGATTGTTTCAAAGTGATTTAACATTGAGTCGATATAAAAGATTACGAACGAAATATTCTACGCAAATAAACGAAGAGCTATTTGATCCAAATGACTTTATAACAGAGATGAAGCCATTTTTTAATGACAGAGAGCGTAAATACAAAGCTTATACAAGTGAAGAAAATGAGATTGATAGCAGACCTAAACCAAACACAAAAATTATAAAAGTGAATAATAAACTTCACGCTGGCTTATACAACACCATTGTTGATCAAGCAGCTGATCATTTCACAGGTATCCCAGTTAAATGGGATTATGATATTACAGAACAAAGAAAGTCCTTAATTCAAAAAACAAAGGATTTATTTTTAGGTAACGTCAGCGCAAAGATAAAAACACCTAAAGAATTCGATAGACTAGCAGAATTAGTTAAAGAAATGCGATTCGCAATGTTGGATTCGGACACGGCACGATATCAAGGCGCTTGTGGAGTTGCTTTTCGTTTGTTAGAACCCGTTAAAACTGCGGGAGAGTGGCAATTGTGGGCATGTAATGTTGAGCCATGGAGAGCCGAAAAATATGAAAATGCAGATATTTTCATTCGAGAGAAATATGACACACACCAAAAGAAGTTTTTCGAAGAAATGAAAGTTGTTACTAAGAAAAAAATCTTAACGTATAACAGATATGTGGAAACGAATTTAATGAATGCGGCTGAAACATTTAAATTGACATCAGAAACTGATAATCCACTAGAAACATTCTACCTATCAGAATTTAAAAACAACACGAATCGTTATTGCGATTTTGAAGTAGCAGAGGAACTTTCTGATGCATTTGACAGAAGCCTGTCAGACCAACAAAACGAGGTAGAGCAATTTAAATTAGCGTATATGATGATTAGCGGGTCCCGTTTAGGTGAAGAAGAAGCACAGAGGATGATGGAGCAATTAGGTATTATTAACTTGCCAGATCCACAAGCTAAGGTTGGCTATGTAACGAAAGATATTAACAAAGATTTCAACGAGTATCATCTTAATCAGTTGAAAAAGCTTTACTACACAGTCACTAAGTCAATCGACTTCAACGATGAAGTGTTTAAATCCAATAGCTCTGGTGAAGCTCGCAAGTGGCAAATAATAGCACTAGAAGCCAAAACAAACACGAAAGAACAGTACTTTAAAGAAGGATTAAAAGAAGTTGCAGAGACGATGGCGGCTTTTATAAAATTTAACGATAAATTAGAAGTAGATGTTTCTAAAATTGTGTTTACATTTAGTCGTAGTTTACCAACCGATATTGGATATCTTGCTGAGGCGTTACCTAAATTAGCACCCTATGTATCAAAACGTACTATCATTAATCAAATTCCATTCGTTAAAGATCCAGATTACGAGGCGGACATGATGAATTTAGAACAAGGGCAAAACTATCCAAGTGGGGAATACGGCAAGCTAGGCGGTGCGGATAATGACGAAGAAGAAAACAACGGCTAGTGAACGTTATTGGGAAAAACGCCGAGAATTAGAAGACAAAGCACGTTTGAAACTAGAAAAGAAAACTCTTGTTGAGCTAGAATCTGTTTTTGAACGTGCTTTAGTTAAAATTCAACGACAGCTATTGTCACAAGCGGATTTACACGACATCACACAAAGCGAAATGCTAGAAGACTTTAGCAAACGAGACCAAGAAAAGTACCGCAAGTACATTGAGAAAAACTATGAAAAGTTGATGGAGTCTGACGAAGCTTATAAGCAATTCATAGATGAGCATTTCCCATCTTACGACTATGCAAAAGTCAATCGCCTATTACAATTACGAGCAGATATCTTTTCAACGTTAGCTGATGAAGCAATCGCAAGCGACGTTAACGGTAAATTTAATAACGACTTAGAAAACATTACAAAACGAATCTACAATTCTAATTCTAATGCGTTGATGCAATTATTAGGCGGCTCTGCTTCTGGTTTATCAAAAAAAGAGCTGGAAAACATTCTGAATTATCCATGGAGCGGCAAAACTTTTTCATCTCGCTTGTGGGGCAATATTTCAAGTTTAGAGCAACGTCTAAGTAATTCTATTATTAATTCTTTAGCAAGTGGCGAAGGTGTTTTAGAAGCTCTTAGAACGATGAAAAACGATGGTGTTATTAGCGGCATGTTTAAGTTAGAGCAGGGAAAGTTTAATAGATCGATTGAAAATCTTGTCAGAACGGAATATTCCCATTTTGCTGTAGAGGGCATTAGAGAATCATTTAGAGGAGCTAACGTTAAAGAATCAGAAAGTTGGTCTGCAGAAGATGAACGAGTTTGTTCCATTTGTGGCGGATTTCATGGCCAATTAATTAAAAATGAACATCCTCCATACCACACATTGTGCAGATGCACAGAAATACCAAGAATTCCAGAAATAAGCGATGATATTGACGCTTTGTATGAAGAGATGTTTGGCGATTTGCTTGATGAATTCGCTAATGAAAATTGGGGCGTTAAGTTGAATCACCCAAAAGAAGCTGTAAAAGATAGCGTTTTTGATAAAACAAATATGGCTGATGCATTCGGAAAAGATAATTATAATGATTTTCTAAATACCTTTAATTCTTTAGAAAATAGCAAATTTAAAGAAGCGTTGGAAAAACTTGGTAATCAGTTAGAATTTTTCAATATTAACGATGTTAGGGCGTATGCTTTAGAAAATAAAATTCAAATTTCCAAAGAATCTCTAACTGGAAACCGTTATGCAGAGCCTATGGAAATTGTTTTCCATGAAATGGGGCATGCTATTGATAGTTTGGGTGCAAAAGTATTAGATAGTGATTTTGATAAAATGTCTGAAATGCCAACATATCAATTGAAAAAAGCTATACAAAAAGATTTGCTTAAAACATTTAATAATGTTTTAAAAGAAGCGAACGGAGATAGTTATCAACAAGTCAAAAATTTAAAGAAACTTTCTATTTTTGATCAAAGCAGTATTGTAAAAAAATATAAAAAACTATCTGAAAAATCTCCGAAAGTATATTCAGCTTTATCAGATATGATGGAATCTACTGGTGGTTTTATAGATTATCCGTTAGGTTTCGGTCATGGTAGTAAATATTGGAAAAAATTTGGCAAACAAGAAACAGAATTTTTTGCTCACATGTCCGAAACAATCATTAATGAAGAAGCGAGAAAAATGATGTACGAAACGTTCCCAACAGCATCTAAAATGTGGGAGAATATGTTAGATGACATTTTAAAGGCGGTGGAATAAATGTTTAGTTGCGAAGATGGTGCATGGTCTATTATTGATGCTGCAATTAAAAAGTATGAACAACATTTTCATGATGAGTTTCCAATATATGAATATATCGATGTAACAAAGAGTGATGACTTCGATTTTTCTATTCAAGGTGCTAAAAAATTAGCGATACTCATTGATAAGCATATTAAAGAAAATAAATTGGTCCACGTCCCGTCAGATTACCATAGCAGACTTTACTAAGCACTTAAAGGATAACTTTGAGTGCTATTTTTATACCCTAAAATTGGAGGTGAGATCATGAAAGGATTATTCGAAGCAGTATTAAATCTAGAAGTTACCAATGGTACAGAAAAAGCCTATAAAAAAGCTTTTGAACAAGAAAACGAACGATACTTAACCAAACACACTTTGAGAGACGGCAACGGTAATATCGTCAAAGATGAGCTTAAATCAGTTTGGAGTGGTAATTATTGTCACGTTGATATTTTGTATTCATTACCAGGTAAAAAAAGTAAATTAACTATTTCGATTGTGTCTAGGACTCTGCAAAATGTAAAAGATGCTGTCACTGATTATCAAATGCTAGGCGCTGAACTGGTCCATAAGAATTGGGAGTGATTAGATGGATCCCTATGATTACTTAGATGCAGATTATGAAGAGCATTTACTAAGAGAAGAAGAGCAATTAAAGTCTGACGAAAGTTAGGCTTTTTATTTTGTCCGAAATGACGGTAAACTAGCGCAATGCTGGGCTTAATTGAATGGTGGGGCGCAATAAATAAATCTAAAGCAATGCGGGGCGTGCAAACGAATCGTGGGGCGAAAGGAGAAACAAAATGAAAACAAAAAAATTATTACCAATGAATTTGCAGATGTTTGCTGATGGTGGGGGAAATGAACCAGAGTTCACTATTGATGATTTTAAAGCATTTGTCGAATCGAATGAAGATGCACAGAAATTCATTCAATCTCAATCACAAAGTGCTGCAGATAAACAGTTAGAATCGTGGAAACAGAATAACCTTGATAAGCTAAAACAGGAAGCTGTGAAGCAATATGAAGAAGCTAAAAAGAACAAAACACCAGAACAGCTAGAACTTGAGAAATTAAAAGCTGAGTTTGAAGCAGAGAAAGCTAAGAGCCGTTCGAACGAAAATAAAGCTTTTGTTGCTGAACAAATCGCGGGGTTAGAGCTTGACAAAGAATTAAAAGATTCAGTTTCCCAGTTCATGTTGAACACTTTAGTTAGTTCAGATACAGAGTTCACACAAAAGGCTGTAGAGTCATTCACAGGTGTTTTAAGCACCATCAATGAAAAGCATGCTGAAGCAATTAAAAACATGGAAATGACAAAAGCATTCGGTAATAAGCAACAAACTAATGCATCTGATGGTAATCAGTCAACACAACCGATTGAAAATCCTAAAGAAGCATTAGGGCAAAAATTACAAGCATTCAATTAGGAGGAATTTATAAATGAAAAAAACTACATTAAATAATCTAGAATACTTAGATATTTCACAAGAAATCAATGCATTACAACGTCCGTCAACACCGTTTCTAAGCTGGTTATTGGGAGCTGGTAAAACTAGCCCAGCAACTTCTACAGAGATCAAATGGCGTGAATCAGAACTTGATGGAGAAGATTCATCTGCGCAATTAGAAGGTGGAGACTATACAGATGCGGATTCAGGACGTAAATGGTTCAATAACTATACTGAAATTTTCCGTAAATCTACTTCTGTTTCAGGTACATTAGATGCTATCAATGTAAATGGGGTAGGTAGTGAATTAGCTAATCAAGTATCTCAACGTGCGTTAGAAATGAAGAGAGATTTAAACAAAAAACTTTTGATTGGTGTAAAAGCTGACGAAAATGGTACTAAAGGACGACAAATGGCTGGTGTAATTAACTTAATCAACTCTGATAACTTAGTTAAAACGTCTGCAGCTGATGCAGTAACACGTAAAGATGTGGATAAAATGTTTAAAACTATGTTTGACAAAGGTTATGCAGGAGAAAAACTATGTCTGGTTTCGACTGATATGGTTGATTTAATGACCGATGAAGTTGATAAAGCGGGCACTAAAGTGTTTAACTTTGGAGATCAAGTAGCTTTTGGATTGCAACTAGGGAAAATCGTTTCAAATTATGGATCAGGTACAGCTTTAATTGAACCGTCATTGCCAAGTGGAACAATGATTGCTTTAGATACAAACTATGTGGAGCTACGTCCGGTACGTGAATGGCGCGCAGAGGAATTAGCTAAAACAACTGATTCAAAACGTATTGGTTTAGTTGGTGAGTACACGATTGAATACAACGCTTCGAATTCAGGGGCAATCTTAAACCTTGCAACTGCAACACCAGGTGAATAATTAAAAAGTAAAGGAGAATAATTATGGTTAAAAAGTCAGAGGTCAAAGAAGAAGTAATCGAAGAGACAAAAGAAGTAACTGAAGAAGTGAAACCTGAAACAAAAACATTCAAAGTTTTAAAAAATAAAAATTTCGTTGGTTTTGTTCATCCTGAAACATGTAAATTTATTACAGCAGTTGACGGAAAAATCGAAGTGAGTGTTTCTGATAAAAAAGCTATTGCAATTTTAGAAGAAGCTGCAGATTTAACAGAAATTTAGGTGATTATATGACAGACGAACAGAAAAAAGTAATTATAGAAAAGGTTTCAAAAATGCTACCTAATGTTTCAAAAGAGCGTATTTCGTCTGTCTTAGACCTAGTTCTTTTGGAAATCGGATCATACAATACATGTAAGATTGAAATTGATTGGGATTTACTTACCTCGCTTGTAATTGAAATTCTATATCAGTCACTTAAAAGCGAAACGGAACAAGCTGTAACTAGCATTAAGCGCGGTGATACATCTATTAGCTATGCAACTACACAGCAAAGTATAACAGCGTTGCTAGGTAATTACAGCGACACTATTAAACGTTTAATTGGCTGTGATAGTGAGGTGTTTTTCTATTGAATGAAGCGGATATTTTGGCAATGACCTATCTTGATACTTGTGTTATTGAAAGAATGGGTGATATCGAAAATCCTGAAACAGGTATTACGGAACAAGGTTATTCACCAATTCATGATGGGAAGTTAAAATGCGCACTGTCTCAAAGTGGTCTGGGTAGCGCTGGAAGCTTACCAGTTGTTGAAAACAAAGGGACCTTTAATATCACTTACGAAGATCAAAAATTATTCTTAATGCCTGATGTAGATGTGAAAAAGGCCGACAGAATCACTGTCATTCAAAGTACAGGTCAAAAGCATATTTTATTTGCAAAGAAACCCTTTAACTATCCAAGCCACATCGAAGTAACATTGACAGGAAGTGCAATCGATGAGTAAAAGTGATTTTAGAATGACCTCGAATGCTGACAAAGTTATTGCAAACTTGAAGAAAATGACACCAATTGCTGAAAAAGAAGGTATTGCGATGGTCAATGATTCGTTAGCGAAGATTTATCAGTTAATTGTACCTATTACGCCGATTAAAACAGGTGATTTAAGACGTGGATACAGAATCATTAAAGCTAGAAAAACATCAAGTGGTAGAATTGTTGGCGCCTTAATTAACAATGAAAAATATTTCAAATATGTTAATGACGGACACAGAACGAAGAATGGTGGATTTGTAAAAGGGCGATTCATGTTGCAAAAGTCTTATAAATTAGCTCATGCAACATATATTCCGAAACGATTTAAACAAATGGCAATTGTTATTGCTAAGAAAGGATAGGTGTATGTACGACAAAATTTTAAAAATGCTTACTAGCAAAATAAAACAGTTCTCAGATGCGCCTATCTATCTTGATGATGTGATGCAATCGTCAGAACCGTTTTATTTTGTTTTGAGCATAGAGGAAAGTATGACTGATAACGTTGGTCAAAACGTTCAGAATAAAGCATATAACGTTGATATCGCGTTAGTTGATAGCAAGAAAAATAAACAATTAGTAACAAGCCTAACAGAAGACTGCGGGGCTTTTTTTAATGTCTTGAAATTAGATGGAAATGAATTGTTTTCGGAAGATTATCAGACATTTAAAACAGATGGAATTCAACATGTTAATTTTAATGTTGCTTTTCCTCAATTAATCGAATGGAGTGAAGAATAGATGGCAGTTAAAAAAAATGTAAGTGTCATTTCTGTGGAGAAACCAACCTGGTTCCCACTAACAGACGAAACGGGTGCTTTTCCAGTTTACGGAGCGCCAATTACAATCGGTACTGCTGTAAGTATCAAACCAGATGTTACAACAGAAACAACGCCTGACTATGGCGATAGTGTAGTTCAAGATCAGTACGTTGCATTTGGTGGTGCAGAAGTTACTTTGGAAACAAATGGATACCAGAATGAAGTTTTAGCTGAAATTACGGGTGGTGAAAAATTGAAAGGCGGTGTTTTACGATCCGCAGATGATATTGCACCAGATGGAGCATTTGCTTATCGCCGTCGTAAATCAAATGGTAAATATCGCTACACAATTTTTTATAAAGGCAAATTTGCATTGACTTCTGATGAATCATCAACTCTAGAAGGTAGTTCAGTATCTTACACTCATCCAGAGTGGACAGGTTCATTTGTTGATGTTCCTGGTGTCGGATACATGTATTCAGTCGATGAAGACGATGAAGGTGTTGACTTAGATATGATCAAAAATTGGTTTACTACGGTTACTAATCCACGTGAAGAGTCTACAAATCCTGTCAGTGGTGTAACTTTAGATAAAACGGAATTAGTTCTAACGGTTGGTGAAACTGCAACTCTAACGCCAATAATCGCACCTGAAAACGCAACAAACAAAAACTATTCATTCAAATCAAATGATACTTCAATTGCAACAGTAACACCTGTACAAGGAAAAGTTACAGCAGTAGCAGCAGGAACCACAACTGTTGTTGTCACTACTGAAGACGGCAACCATACAGCTGAATGCAGCGTAACAGTTAATGCATAATAAAATTTAAGGACGGCCAAGTGTCGTCCTATTTATATGGAGGAATTAAAAAATGGCAAGCAAATTACAAACGACAATTAAACTTTACTTGAAAGATGAAGAAGGCAATTTCACCACTAAACAATTTAAATCTGCTGAAATGTTACCAGGATCTGTTATGGAAGATGCGACAGAATTACAAGTAGAACTAGAAGAAATCGTTAAAACAAACGACATGGAGGAAATTCGACCTGTTTTGCGTAAATGTTATGACTTTATCGCAAAGGTTATTTTTGAAGGTCAATTTACGGGCCAAGAATTTCTTGACGGAATGGATGCACGTGAAATCTTAAAAATTACGGGTCAACTATTAGGGTCTGTCTCTAGCGGTTATGATGCCGTTTATTCTGACCAGAAAAAAAAGTAACAGATCTCCTTTATCATCCTCATTTTAAATTTAGTCCTCAATACCGAGAGGCAGAGTTAAAAATTGCACTGCTTGAAAATGGTTGGACACTAAACGAAATTGAGAATACAGACTTGAACGAACTTATGAAACTTTATGCGTTCAGAGATGCTGTTAAAGAATTTGAAGAACTTAAATTCCTTGACGAACACACAATGTTCTAAGAAGGGAGGGGGCACTTATTGAACAATGAAGACTTAGTATTAAAAATGATACTGGATGAGTCGGGATTCTCACAAGGGCTAAATTCGGCAGTGAAAAAGTTGCAAGGTTTTGATGGAGAGGTTGACAGGACAGGACAAAAAGGCGGCCACTCTCTTGGATCTATTTGGACGTCATTTGTTGGTAACTTTTTAGCCAGCGGAGCAACTAAAATTATTTCAAAAGGAATTGGGCTGATTACCAGCAACATCGATGGGGCAATTAATCGCGTGGATACGTTAAATAACGCAAACCGTGTATTTGAAAATATGGGTTTTTCAGCTGGTGAAACATCAAAGACAATGGATAGCTTAAAGAAGAGTATCCAAGGGTTACCTACACCTTTAGACAGCGCAATTAAAGGTGTTCAATTAATTGCTTCGTCTACAAATGACTTAGGAAAATCAGAACAGATTTTCGCAGCTTTAAATAATGGTATCCTCGGCTTTGGTGGGTCTGCAGAGATGGTAGACAATGCTATTATCCAGCTGTCCCAATCATTCTCAAATGGTAAAGTAGATGCGCAAACTTGGAACTCAATGATTAACAGTGGTTTGGGTCCAGCGTTGAATGCTTTAGCGAAACAAATGGGGTTAACTGCTGGTCAGATGAAAGAAGGTCTCTCTGATGGTTCAATTTCAGTTGAAGAATTCCAAGACTCTCTAATTAAATTGAATAAAGAGGGCGGTGGAGGTCTTAAATCATTAGAACAGATTGCTAAAGACTCTACTGCAGGTATTAAAACCGGATTGGCTAACATGAAAACTGCGATCGTTCGTGGCGTGGCCAATGTTGTTACTAAAATTGACGAAGGTTTAAAAAGTGCGGGCTTTGGAAGTATTAGTGAAATCATTGCTGATAAAGGCGCAAAGATGGAAGCGGCTTTATCTAAGTTTGCTGAAATGATTCCGCCAATGATAAAGACAGTTAAAACATTGTATGATACGTTAAAACCTTATGCACCGCTGCTTGCAGGTTTAGCTGGTAGCATTGGTACGTTGATGCTTGTGAATAAAGTGAATGCAGCATTTAAAGCTTGGAGGGAAGGTACAGAAGCACTTTCGATAGCTCAAGCAATTTTAAATAAGACAATGCTATCAAATCCTTTTGTTGCAATCTTAACTGCTGTAGTAGGGTTAGTCACAGCGTTTATTTATCTTTGGAAAACCAATGAAGGTTTTAGAGATGCTGTTAAAAACATTTGGAAAAACATACAGGAGGTCATTTCAAGCGCTGCTGATGTAGTTGTAAAAGCTTGGGATTCGACAATGGAATTCTTCAGCAATATGTGGGATAGCACAAAAGAAGCTTTTTCAAATGCTGGTACATGGATGAAAGAAGCACCTGGAAACGCAGCCGACTGGGTTAAAAATAAATGGAATGGTACTAAAGAATTCTTTAGTGGACTTTGGGATTCAACAAAAGAAGGTTCAAAAAACACATGGGAAAACATTAAGCAGGGTGCTGCTGATAGTGCTAAAAGTGTTGGAGAAAGTTTTAAAAATGGCTTTGATAATGCGAAAGATTGGTTTAAGGGTATTGGAAAATCAATATCAGATGTTTTCACAACAGCATTTGATTTTGTTTGGAAATATATCGGTCCTTTAGTTACAGGTGTAAAAAATTCTTTTCTTCATATGTCTTTCTTTTTGAAAAATTTATGGAAAAATCTTGTGAATATAGGGGAGAATTTATTTACTATATTAAAGAATGTGATATTGGCTCCTATTCTTTTTGTTACCTCTATGATCACTGGTGGTTGGGAAGAAGCAAAAGAAAACATGATAGCTGTTTGGAACAATATTACAGAAGCCGCTTCTGAAATATGGAATTCAATTACTTCAATTATCAGTAATTATTTGCTCAATATGAGAATGGCTGTATTGAACATTTGGATTGGATTGAAAACCTCTATAATTACCATATGGACGGATCTATCAGCTAAAGCAGGCGAAATATGGACTAATATTACCTCTTTCTTTAGCCAAACATGGGAGAATATCAAACAAACTTCAGTTCAAACTTGGGAAAATATTAAACAAACGACAATTAATATCTGGGAAGGACTAAAAACTTGGTTTTTTACTACTATTGATAATATAAAAAATGGTGTGATTGACGGTTGGAATAATTTAAAACAAGGCACTGTAGATACATTTAATACAACTGTTCAATGGTCAAAAGACACCTGGACCAATTTCAAACAGTGGATTGTCGATCTTGTGGTAGGAATAAAAGATGGTGCTATTAACGGTTGGGAAAATTTGAAGCAAGGAACAATCAATACCTTTAATAACTTGGTACAAGGTGCCAAAAATGCATGGAATAATCTCACAAGAAGTGTCAGTGATACGGTTTCGAATGTAAAACAAACTTTTGAAGATTTAAAACATGTTGATTTATTTGAAATTGGTAAAAACATTATTCAAGGTTTGGTCGATGGTATCGGGTCCATGATTGGTGCTGTTGGTAAAAAAATTAAAGAAGTTGCTGGGAATATTAAAGATGGGATTAAAGGAGCTTTGAAAATTCATTCTCCTTCACGTTGGATGCGTGACATGATTGGTAAAAACATTGTGTTGGGTGTCGTAGATGGTATTGACCAAGAAAAAGGAACTTTGGATAAATCGGTTAAAAATATGGCTGATTTACCAACAGAATTACCGAATTTTTCTGTCACAGGTAGATATGTTAATCAACAGGAATCTCAAACATCTAAGTCAGATAAGAACAGTAACAATGCAACAACTACTGTTGGTGGCGACACTTTTAACATTAATTTACAAACAATGGGCGACTTAGATGAAAAACAGCTAATGAATATAGCACAAAAACTCGTTAAATATATTCAAGTTATCAAAAATAGAGATAGCGATGCAGTAGGAGGTGCTTTTGGTGGAATTTAAAAGAGGTCAGTTTTTTCTTAATGGAAAACATAGCTCTGAGTTCAATGTGTTTATGAGAGAAAGACCTGAACGACTTTCTGCGGGACGTGTAGTAGAGCTGAGGGAGCGAATGGGTAATGATTCAATCGCTGTTGATTTTGAATATTATAAAAATGTGGATCGCACCATTACATGCTATGCAAAAGCAAGAAATTTACAAGAAGTTTCTTTCTTAGAAGATGAAATCTCATTCTGGCTTGATATGGGTAACTATTCGGACTTCATCGTTTATTTTGATGAACATTACATCTATCAAGCTATCGTAACAAGTCCGCCAAAGTTTACAGGAACAAGAAAAACAGGGATTTTAATTCCTTTTGAGTTTACTGTAAGTATCCGACCTTTCAAAAAAAATCGTATTGGCCAATATTGGACAAGTAATCCTAAACAATTAATAAACACAGAAAAATATCCTTCAGAACCTACTATTCAGATTTTGGGTTCTGGGGATATTTCTTTTTTCATCAATAATCAGGAATACGCATTAAAAGCGATTGCTGGAGACATCATTATTGATTCAGAAAAACAAGAAGCTTATCGAAAATCAGGTGGAGCGTTTGAAATCTTGGATCATAAAACACTTTTCAAAGATTACCCAATTTTAAAAAGTGGAGAAAATAATTTTCGCTGGACTGGAAAAGTGACAGAGTTTAAGGTTCAGCCTAATTGGAGGCGGAAAGTTTGATTCCAGTTATTTTTAAACCTGGAGAAAAAGATTTTACAACAAACGGCTTAGGACGTCTTATTGATGCGACACGTTGCGAAATCACTGAAGAAGCAAACGGAAAATATGAACTAGAAATGGACTATCCAGCGATTAGCAGATTTAGTGATTATTTCGAAAATGGCTATCAAATTAAAGCAAAGCCAAATGACTTAGAAGAATACCACATTTTCGAGATCAAACAAACGTTTAAAGATACGTTTACTAATAGTATTGTCATTTATGCTCAATCTCGTACTTATAAACTAGGAAATAGACAAGTAAGGCTAGTGACAGTTGATAATCGTAATGGCTCAGAAGCAATGAAATTAATCGAACAGAACATGGATGAACCATGCGATATCAAACTTCATTCTGATATTAACACAGCTTCTAGTACGATATTTGAAGCTAGAAACGTACTTAATTGTATTGCTGGTGAACAAGGTTCTTTGCTTCAATACTGGGGAGGAGAAATCAAACGAGAACCTTTTAAATTATCTTTGTTAAGACGTAGAGGACGAGATAACGTTGGAACTGTTCGTTATGGTAAAGATTTAAAAGGATTAACCATTAAATTTGATTGGCAATCAATTGTTACTAAAGTTTTACCATTTGCAGAGCTTCAAAGTGGTGCAGACGGAACTTCTCAACGGATTTATGGAAATGCGGTTAAAAGCGAATATATTACCAAGTATCCAGATGTTTACGCTCAATATGTTCAGTTTACTGAAGATCAAGGAGTAAAAGATTTATCCAGCTTAAATAAAGTAGCAGGTAAATACTTCACTACATTATATCCAGGAAGTGATAAGCCTAAAGTTTCTATTGAACTAGAAATTGAGAAACTCACGGATTCAGAAGAAGCAAAAGAATTTGCGAAAATGAGAAACTATAATTTATTCGATACGTTCACTGTGTATCACAAGTTTTATGATATTGACATTCAAACGAAAGTTACAGGGATTGTCTATGATGCTTTAGCAGAAAAAACAATAAAGATTACTGCTGGAGATATCCAAGTTGCTTTTTATAAACAGCAAAGTCAAGATTTTCAAGAAGCAATTAAAACCTTAACTAAAAAAGACTACATGAGTAATTTTATTGATTACATTACCGATTTAATCAATGGCGTGAAAGGTGGTAGTATTCTTCGATATCCTAAAAATAGGCCACATACGCTTTATTTTATGGATACAGATTCCACAGATACTGCAAAAAATGTCATCGCCATTAATAACCAAGGTATCGGTTTTTCAACTACTGGATGGAAAGGTCCCTTTAGAAATGCTTGGACCATTGATGGTATTTTAAATGCTGACTTTATCCGAGCAGGTAAAATTAGATCGGATATTTTTGAAACGTCATTCAATGCATATGGAGATATTTTGCGTTTAGTTAACGGCGCTCTGCAAGCTTGGAACGGGAAAACGAAAATAATGGAATTGACTAAGCAAGGATTAGAATTCTGGAATGGCAATAGCCACATTGGCTCAATAGGAACAAAAGGGAATCCTTTTCCAGACTTGAGAGATGTTAATGGAAATCTTGTAGTATCTGATGGTAATTCGTTACTACTGGTCGCAGATAACCCTCAGAAAATTATTGGATTATCTAATCAATCAGGAGCAGGTCATTTAATTACTGGTCTAACACAGTTCTTTGTTGGAAATAATTTTAACTTCTTTGGACCAAAAGGAAGCAAATCAACTATAACAGTTGATAGATTGATTGTCGGAGGTAAAGAAGTAATACCTGGTGATGGATCAGGCGGCAATGATGGTGATGTACCACCAGAGCTAACAACCGAAAAAGAGAAAAATGCTTGGGCGGTTTGGCAGTTCTTGAAATCAAAAGGATACAGCGAACAAGCAACCGCTGGGATTTTAGGGAACATGGATCAAGAATCTGGAATTATGCCCGATATTGACGAAGGCGGCGGAGGTCCTGGATACGGGTTAGTTCAATGGACATCACCAATTGCTGGTGAAAGCGGCCGTGCTTATGTGCAACGTTTGCTAGGTCAAGCTGGAATCAGTGGAGACTATCGAAATATTACCACACAGTTGAAGTTACTTGATTGGCATATGCATAATGGCCAATACATTCCATCGGCAGCTTATCCATATTCTGTTGCACAATTTAAAGCATTAACAGATATAGGTACCGCTACTATGACATTTGAAGCGAACTTTGAACGCCCAGCGGTCACACATCCAGAACGAATTCCGATGGCTCAATATTGGTACAACTTGCTGAAAGACTTGAAACCTAGCAAGCCAATTTGGATGAACCCTGTTCGTTCAACTTATACGATTACTCAAGAATGGGACCAGATCGGCTGGGGAACGAACGTTATTCACGGCGGCATAGATATTGCTTCAGTGCCGGCAGGCACGAGCCCCCCTGTTTATGTGGCACGTAGCGGCACAGTTGAAACTGTCACTTATGATGGAACTGGTGGAAACTATGTTGTTGTTAAACATGATGATGGTTATTGGACCTATTATGGTCATTTGGATTCAGTTGATTTAGTTGTTGGTGAAAAAGTGACTACTAATAGTCGTGTTGGGATAATGGGTTCCACTGGACTTGCTAAAGGTATTCACCTTCACTTTGAAGTGTGGAAAGGTGGACAGTGGCAACGAATCAACCCACGTGATGTTATTAATTTTTAGAAAGGAGCAAATAAATGGTTAAATGGCAAGCGACACTAAGCACCACGGAGCCATACAATTACATTGGTATTCAAAATGTACGGCAAGGGAACCGAAATACCGAGGTTTTAGAAGCTGTATTAGTTGAAAATGCTTTGCCACTTGATTTAACAGGTTGCGAAGTATTTTTTGAATCAGTTATTGATAATAAATATCCGATTCAACGAGCAGCAAAAATTGTGAATGCCAAAAAAGGGATTATCCAGTATACCTTTGATGAATACTCTATGCAGTCATTGCACAGACAGGAAGCATACTTCAGTATTCATAAAGGCGACAATCTAATTGGCTCAACGCAGAACTTTTCTTACTTTGTTGTGAATGCTGTTTCTAAAACAGAAGGTGAAATGGGTTCTTATTGGCAGTCCATTGAAGATTTAATCGCAGACATGACTGCTTTTATCAACGAAAATAAGGGCGATTTTACTGATTGGATGAATGCTAGAAAAGAAGAGTTCGAAGCGTGGCGAGATGCGCAAAAAACAGATTTCACTTCATGGTTCGAATCAATCAAAGATATTTTAAAAACTGTTGATCCAGGCGGCACAATGTTAGTCGAATTAATGGATGCACGTGTAGACATACAAGGAGTGCGCCACAATTCACTTTCAGAGCGTTTGTTGTCGGATATGGATTATTTGTATCAGAGATTAGAGGAACGCTTATTTACATTAAAACATGGCAATGTAAGTACACTGGAAATTCTTCAAGATGATTCATTTTCAACCAATCATCAAGTGAAAGTAATCGGTAATGTTAACCGTCCGATGAAAGATGGCGCATTGATTATTGCTAAAATTGATGATGAAAAACAAAACACGTTTAGAATTGAGGGTGTTAGTAAATGATTGAATCAAAAAGAATGATGGAAACAGATGAAAAAGGCGTTAAACGTCAATATTTTCCGATGACACATGCCTCAGCGGTCCTTGGGTTATCAGAAATGATGGGCGGGCAATCAATGGTTTCATCTGTTAACGGAAGATCAGGTCCAGTAATTATTACACGTGCAGATTTAGATTTACCTAAAGATGGTGTGATGATATCTCAAGAAGAATATTCAAAAATCACACAAATCATCGCAGATTATGAAGCAGGTAAACTAGGTGGTTCTAGTGTGGAATTTGAAAAAGTAAAAGGAGATGAAGAATCAAATGCCTGATTTATATGTAGTTAAAAAAGACGGCGTAGCTATTGATGTACAAACTAGTACAACTGGTGTTGTTGGATTAAATGAATTTGTAGATGCAAAACTTGGTGATGCTGGAGCAGGTACTGTTTCATCTGTAAATGGTCATACAGGCGAAGTTATATTGAATGCTGCTGACGTTAAAGCGTTGCCTGACACTACTGTTATTCCAACACTACCAAGTAATGCTACTGCTGAAAAAGACGGTTTAATGTCTAAAGCTGATAAAGCAAAACTGGATGCATTGCCAGTTTTCACATTTGAAAAGGTGGGTGAAGTTTAATGGATATTGTTCAATTAATGGAAAACAATGAGCCAAAAGCAATGGCAACTGTGGTAGAAGCTGTCGATGGTTTAGAAAATTATCCAACTAAAGCAGATACGGATAAAGCGTATTTAAAGGTACCGACAACAGATGAGTTGTGGGCTGGTGGTTGGTTCATGAATGGGTCGCAAACAGTAACACCTAAGAAAAAACTTAGTGAGTGCGCGAATGGGTGGCTAATTGTTTTTACAAATGCAGAAAACGATGCTTCAACAAAAACAGAATTCCAATATTTATTTGTACACAAACGACATGTAAAAAAATATAGTGCAACAGGGATTGTATTTCCAACAGCAAATTACAATGGTGCAAAAATAGGAGTAAAGTATCTTTACATTACAGATACTAATATAAAAGGTAATGATTTAAATGGTAACGCTGCGAATAAATTTAAAATAATGACAGAAATTTATGAATGGTAAGGGGTGAAATGATGAAAATTTGGATTGAGAATAAAGAAGGATTTTTAGAGGGCTATTCATTGATTCAGCAACCTAATTTATTGGAGATTGAAGTAGAAAAAGAGCCTACAGATTTCTTTAATTACCATTGGAATGGGACAAGCTTAATTTATGATCCTGACAACGTCCCAGAACCAGAGCCAACGCCACCAACGGACATTGAGGTATTACAAGCCGAAAATGCGGAATTAAAACAATTGAATTCAAAACTTATGATTAATGACATGAATTTAAAAAAAGAGCTTTCTGAAGTAACGAAGAAAGCAGATGATTTTGCGCAAATTAGTGCAAAATCAATGCTTGCGATTAATCAATTAACCAATCAGGTAAATGAAATTAATGAAAAATTAGCAGAAGGAGCTGAATAATATGTTTTCATACGATGATATTAAAATGATGTTTGATTGGGGTTGTTTTACTCCTGAACAAGTGATGGAATTTGTCCCACTTTGCATTACAGAAGATGAAGTGAAAGAAATTATTGGGAAGTAGGCGGAAATTTTGGAAGAGTTTGTCAAAGGATTGTTAACAAATCCAGAGCAAATCTCGTTTGCAGTGTTATTCGTAGGTTTGCTTTTTTGGGTAATGAAACAAAACAATGATCGTGAACAAAATTATCAAAAAACGATTGATAAATTAGCCGATTCGTTAAAAGATGTTGAATCAATTAAAACTACCGTTGAAAAAATCAACGAGAAACTCAACTAAGGTATAGCTTGATGCTATGCCTTATTATTTAGGAGGAATGCAGAAATGATACTACCAGATAAATATTACAAAATCATCAAATGGGGAGTGCTAACCGTGCTTCCTGCTAGTTCTGTTTTAGTAGCAACGTTAGGCAAAGCCTACGGTTGGCAACAAACAGATATGGCTGTTTTAACTATCAATGCTATTGCAACTTTTTTAGGAGTAATAACAGGCGTGTCAGCTTATAATTTAAAAGACAAGGAGTAAACGAATGAAAAAGAAAATTTTAGTTGGAGCGTTAATCGCTCTATTTTTTATGCCTTTAAATGTGTTCGCTGCAAAAGGTGACCAAGGTGTTGATTGGGCTATTTACCAAGGTGAACAAGGCCGCTTTGGTTATGCACATGATAAATTTACTATCGCTCAAATTGGTGGCTACAACGCTAGTGGTATTTACGAGCAGTATACTTATAAAACGCAAGTAGCAAGTGCCATTGCTCAAGGAAAACGAGCGCACACTTATATTTGGTACGATACGTTCGGTAGCATGGACATTGCCAAAACGGCAATGGATTATTTCTTGCCACGCATCCAAACGCCTAAAAATTCCATTGTTGCATTAGATTTTGAACATGGAGCTAGTCCTGATGTAAACGCCAATACGGAAACAATCCTATATGGCATGCGCCGAATTAAACAAGCAGGGTACACGCCAATGTATTATTCATACAAACCTTTTACATTGCAATATGTAGATTATCAGCGAATTATTAAAGAATTTCCTAACTCTTTATGGATTGCTGCATATCCTAGTTATGAGGTGACACCAAGTCCATTGTATAACTATTTTCCAAGTATGGATGGTATTGCAATTTGGCAATTTACATCTACTTATATTGCTGGTGGGTTAGATGGTAACGTAGACTTAACAGGTATCACTGATAATGGCTACACAGATACCAATAAACCAGAAACGGACACACCAGCAACAGATGCAGGTGAAGAAATCGAAAAAACACCGAATTCTGATGTTAAAGTTGGCGATACGGTCAAAGTGAAATTTAACGTAGATGCATGGGCAACTGGCGAAGCTATTACAGATTGGGTAAAAGGCAACAGCTATAAAGTACAAGAAGTAACTGAAAGCAGAGTATTGTTAGAAGGTATCTTGTCATGGATTAGTAAAGGCGATATTGAACTATTGCCAGATGCAACAGTTGTCCCTGATAAGCAACCAGAAGCAACCCATGTGGTACAATACGGTGAAACGTTATCCAGCATTGCTTATCAATATGGAACAGACTATCAAACTTTGGCGGCATTAAATGGATTGGCTAATCCAAATCTTATTTATCCTAGTCAAGTTTTGAAAGTCAATGGATCAGCAGTAAGCAACATTTACACAGTTCAATATGGTGATAATTTATCAATTATTGCAGCTAAACTTGGCATGACATACCAAGCTTTAGCACAACGAAACGGATTAGCAAATCCTAACTTGATTTATCCTGGTCAAACATTGAATTATTAAAAACAACCCCTCTTAAATGAGGGGGGATACATAGACTTTTTAAGAAGCTTGCAATTACTAATAAATAATTTTACACTAATAATATATAGAATAAATTAATTATATTTTGAAAGTGGGGAAACGTATTGAAAAAAACAATATTAGTTATGGGATTGGCATTAATTTTATTTACAGGGTGTGGCCAGAAAAAGGTTGAATCAGAGAAAAGGAGTTCGTCGTATTCTGTAACCTCGCAAAGCAAACTGCAAGAGCTTAGTCCATCAGAATCAAGTGATAAATTATCTAGCAGTATGACTTCCAGTGATAAAAATAGTAGTGCATCAACGAGTTCAACGGAAGATTCATCTGTGAGTGTTGATTCAGAAAAATCTTTAGATACTGATGCTATTACTAAAGGAGATTTTAGTTCATTAGTGGGAACATGGGAAAATAGCGAAGGTAAACGATTGGACATTAAGAGTGATGGGACTGTTAATGAAAATATGAAAGTAGAAATTGATAAAATAGGTCAATCCGATACTAGTATTCCAACCGTATCAGTACAACCCAAAGAACCTGCTGCTGGTGGCTTTCTTTTGTTCCTATTTGAAAAAGATGTAGAAAACCCTAAAGGAGATAATTCAGATATATCAAAAGATAGAATTGTTGGATCCCAAAATAGCATAGGGCCTTTTCAGTCTGAGGCATACTATTATAGATTATCTGCATGAATTTGAGTCGCCTTTCCAAAGGCGGCTTAGCTATTTCAATATAATTAAATAATTATATTGAAATAATTATCGAATAAAGTTAATATTAAGTTATCAAGTAATAATTCTAAGGAGTTTTGTAATGAATCTTTTTGTTGATGAATCCGGTAGCATTACAGCAAGTAAACTGAATGAAAATAGATTTTTTATTATAGCTTTTTTAGAAACTGATAAACCATATAATGTCATTCGTCAGTTTAGAAAAGCTAAAGCAGATTATATTAAGGTGTCGGGTGTGGATTTAGATATAACAAAAGAAATCAAGGGATCAGAAATGCCCTATGGTATGAAAAAAGCAATTTTTAAAAGAATTAATGAGAAGACAGATGTGACTTTCCACTTTAAAGTAATAGATAATTTTAATTTGATTGAAAGTTTAATACATAAAACTGCGCTATCGTTCAATTACTTTGTTTATTTAACTGTTAATGAAATCTCCAAAGTATCAAATAGTTCAGATTTAAAAATGTTGAAAATGCAAATAGATGACAGAAATACGGCTATTGAGTCGTTAAATAGTTTGCAAGAATACCTGATGATTAAATTTACAATTGAAGATGGAAAGTTTGAAACAATCAAAACTAGTTATAAAAATTCAGAGTCAAAGGATTTAATTCAAGTAGTTGATTTATTCGCAAATACGGTTTTTAGAGTTTGCAAAAATCATGCTTTAGGGAGTATAAATATTGATAAAAAAAATAGAGAATTAATTAAAATGTGCAATGTTGGTTGTGCTCATTATTTTCCATGGAATTCTTGTTCGTTGGACATTTGTAAAAAAAGATAGATTTATATATTGCCAAATAAGACGATAAATGGTAAACTATTTTTGAAGTAAGATAGTAATTCTTTAAGGTACGCATAATTGTATTGCTAAGGTAATACATCCTTTGTAAGCTGCCTGTGTGGTAGTCGTCTTAAAGTTGTCTACTTCATAATAATGAAACCAAACTCAATTAGCCCAAGCTAGTTGAGTTTTTTATTTTCAGGAGCATTAGCTCAACTGGTTAGAGCAAACGGCTCATAACCGTTCGGTCACAGGTTCGAGTCCTGTATGGTCCATAGTTAAACACCTACCTCTTTTCTTATGAGAGATAGGTGTTTTTTTGTTATATGAATATTTTTTTGTTGAAAAATAGAACAAACATTCGTATAATATTTCTGATAGGAGAGTGTATCAGATGGTGAGACGAACTAAAAAAGAGTTTAAACCTTACAACGATTATGTTGACAGGCCATTCGAATTAAAGTGGCCCACAGCTTTTCCATTGGGTGAATTAACAGAAGCAATTAAAAACACAGACGAATACCACGCTCGAAATATTGAGAGACTACCACAGCAATCGCAGCGACAAATAGAATATTTTTTAGATCGTTCAATTAAGCAAAATAAGGTACTAGAAATCCAGTTGAACTCGTTAGATGAATATGATCGCGTAAAACCACACGTTTGTGGTGTTTTTCGGGGAATGGCAGAATTCGACGTTGCTTTGATTGGAGAAAATGAGGTGGATTTTTATGATATTAGAAACATTCAGATTCATAATTTCACGAAATGGAGCGAAGAGCATATACCTGAAGAAAATCCATTTGAGGAAGAAACAGAACGTTGCGAAACAATAGATGAATTTGTAGACGAATATTTCGATGATGAATGGATAGAATAG